GGCATTATCTCCTGCTTTGGTGCAGCAGGAGTTTCGTGGTCAATGCCTAAGGCATCTGATAAGTTTTTCTCAAGTCCCATAATAAACCTATTTATTAAACGTTTGTCTTATTTAGTATAATATTTGTGATGATGTCTACAGTTCCGCCACCAGACATTTTATATATCAAATCCTCATTCTTTGTTGTTATCTCATATTTGCCAATCTTATCTAGTAATATCTCTAGATAGACATTAAGTATTGCTTTAGAAATGGCAAGAGCAATACAAGAATGAACTCCATGACCAAATGCCAAGTGGCCTGAAGTATCTCTGTATATATCAAACTTATCTGGATTAGGAAACTTACTAGGGTCTCTGTTTGCCGAATCTAAACAAACCGCCACTCTATCATCAGGTTTTAGATTAACACCATGTATAGTAATGTCCTTAGTCACGGTTCTGGAAAACCTTCCAGTTGCCGCATGAAATCTCAAGGACTCATTTACGGCCAGAGGAATCAAAGACCTGTCATTCAGTAATACATCTAATTGGTTTTGTCTATAAAGGTCCAGTGTCAAAAACTGTAATGCAGCAATCATAGAACCTGTACCAGAAACCATAGGCCCGCCTAATATGGATGAACTCTGAGGATTCTTTCTACCATTTTTTATATATTCTTTATAGATACCAGGACCTGTGGCAGGTATCCTTCTCTCTGCCGTTTCTAACATTCTTTTATAGTTAGCAGCCAACTTTTCATAGTTTTTGTCATAGTTATCTATATTAGTTTCTAATGTAGAGAATGGATTATGTTTTTGAGAATCAATCACCACATCTTTTACATATGGTTTATAAAGGGGAAAGTTTAAAAGTTCTGTAGTAACCCAGGCACTCAACTCTTCGGTTACTTCAGAAATGTTTAGTTCTGTTTTACCATCAAACTGTTCTATTGCCTTTTTAGTGAATAAATCTAAAACTCTTTTTATGTTGTCTTTGCTATAGGCATCTTTGATTACATTTTTTAAAACATTATGAATAGGATTATCACTAGCTCCTAAGGTTGTATTAAACCTACCAGGGTCTTCTAGTAAAAGATTACCTTTTGCTGATGAGAATATATCGGGATTGTTGAGTATAAATAGGACATCTTCATATCTGGTGATAACATAAAGATTATATTTTTCACTATAATAGGCCGAATCCAGGTTCCTCAGTTTCTCGTATGATTGGAACTTGTTGAGTAACCAATCATTAGAATGTGGATTAAACATATCAATAATTATTGGTAATTCTATTGTATTCTTCTATGAGATGGTTGAATGTTTCTTTTTGTTCATCATTCAATCCAACAAATGTCTCAAAATCAATATCTTCATATTTAATATTATTTGTCATAAAAAAATCTCCAAACACTTTTTCAAATACAGAATAGTTAATCCATTTACCAAGACTATCAACCCAAAAATATTCACCATCTGTAGGAGGAGATGGATAATCATTTTTAGGATTATCTTTAGGGTCAATATCCATCTCAGATGTATCAATCTCTTCAATAATATGATTATCAGTCCATCCATAGTTTGTCTGAACATATTCGGTACGAGCATGTCTATGAAATGGACTTATCTCTGGATGAGGAACGCGAGTAAATCTTTCAAAGCCTTGTGGTAACTTATCTGGATTCAAATCAGGATAGAGCATACGAAGATTTGATGCCGTAATAGGATGTTCTACGGTTTTACCTAAATGAACTCTGATGTATAGTTCTTCTAAATCTTCCATTGTAGTTCCTTATGACCAAGAAATAAGCACAGATCCATTAAGACCGGTAGTAGCATTTTGAGGAGCCGCTGCTCCACCTAAACCGACGATTACTGTAACATAGGTGTTCCATGCAGGATAACCAGTTGTTAAAAGATTAGTCCAAGTAAATGTGACCAAACCTCCGGCGCCTCCATTATATCCATTGCCTGAACCTTGTTGAGGCCAACCACCGTTTCCACCTGCGGCACCACCACCTACTGTGACAGTTCCTCCTGTACCACCGCCAGCAACACCAGGATGACCGCTACAGTTACCGCCGCCGTATCCTCCGCCATAAGCAATCGCCGTTAAGAACTGACTATTTCCACCATTAGCACCATCATAACCACAGTTACCATATCCATAGATGTTATGATTGTCGCCTCCACCTCCACCACCTCCAGCACCATTTAAGGTAACATTGAGGTATTGATACACAGGAACTAGAAAAGAATATGTACCTGGGGTAGTAAATGAAATAGAACCGGCTGCAGGTTTGCTATAAACATCGGATATTTTAACTGGGCCAGTAGTATCTTTAGTTAGCAATCTTACTAGTGGGTCACCAAGACTAATTGTTGTATTAGAACCTGAGAAAAATTTTGAAATATTACTAAAAGATACTGGACCACTACTTTGAAATGCCATTTTTCAATCTTTCAACTTCATCAGAAAGTTCTTTGATAGCCTCAATAAGTAAAGGAATTATTTTCTCATATCTTACAGCTTTTGTACCATCTTTTCTTTCGGCAACAACTTCTGGAAGAACTTTTTCTATCTCTTGAGCAATAACACCAACATCATGCTTACGAATAAAGTATCCATCTTCACCACCTAGATCGTTAATATAATCATCTTTCCAATCATATTCTACACCGTTAATCTGTTTGATTTTGTTTAGTGGATTAGTTAGATTTTTAATATTATCTTTTAGTTTAATGTCGGAAGTATTGTATGCCGTAATGTTGTCTGTGGCCCAGATTTGGCCTGTAACGGAAAGACCTGATGTGGTAAAATTACCAATCAGACTATTATTTACCATGATGTTAGTTGGTAGATTTGCAACTGAACCGACCCAGAATAAAGAAGAATTGGCGCCGATATATCCATATTGTGTTGATTGGTCGGAACTATAAAATTGAATTTGTGTTTTTGTGGTATCAGTTCCATAACCACCTGCATATATTCTTACACCATAATTATTGTTACCAGTTCTGAAAACTGCTCCATTACCATCAATTGTATGATAACTGGCAAATGTTGCTGAACCACTAGTGGAAAAGTTTGCTACTGAAAGTGTTCCTGTAGCAGTACCGTTATATGCTGGAATTGCAGCGGCTGCTAAAGTATAACCAGAGTTTGCTTTTCCAAAGGCAGCATTTGTCAAATAATAAACAAAATTAGTAAGAGTTAAATCATTATTGGCCGCACCAAATGCCGCATTGGCTACACCAAATGCGGTACCTAGTGTAGAACTAATATTATTAGAAGTAGCACCTAGATTATTTACAGAAGTGGTTGCGGCAGATGCAATAGTAAGAGCAGCATTTGCTTCGTTAAAAGATGCGGCCGCATATATTCCAGATAAGTTGGCTTGATTAAATGCTCCAACTGCATTAGAAGCAACACCATTAATACCATTTAATCCAGTATTAATAGTATTTGCGTAAATACCAACCGCATTAACGGAACCAAAAGCAGCATTTGCCGTTTGGAATGCCAAGTTTAAGGTTTGATTTGTACCACCGGCAACAAGTGTAGCATATGCTAGTGCGGCATTAGCAGCAATCCAGGCCTGATTTGCGGTATTAGCAAGTTGAAATGCCGCTTGTGCAACGGCATTTGCATTATTGGATTGTAAGTAAGCAGCATTGGCAGTATTAGATACAACACCTAGTTGAGTATAAACATAACCTTCAAAAACATTAAGAGCAGTAGAAAGGTTAGATAGATTTGAAGTCAAATTAGCAGTTGTGTAGTAAAGTTCACTAAAGTTATTATCTGCCTTAGTAAAGCATACTCTCATTACGTCGCCGGTACCATCATTAGGTGCTGAACCGATATTAATATATTGTTGTGCCATAGTGCCTTTTCCGCTGTTTGTTTACCTATTTATACTACTAGGTTATACCATTACCCATCATTACGAATGTATTACCACCGGATTCAATGCCTTGAACACAAGTTAAAGTTGCATATCCGTTTGATGCTAGTGTTCTATTACCAGTAGTAAGACCACCTGCTCTTAGTGACACGTTTGTATTCTGTGTAATGGTAATTGATGTTGTAGTATTGTTATAGATGAATAATGTATTACCAGCATAGAATACAGCATTAGGAACAAATAAAGTTGCTCCGGCTGCAATTACTGTGCCACAATCATTTAATGTAAGACCGTAGGCGGCCGCCTGAGATGCTATAGTTCTATTTTTTACAGATGAAATGGATGATAGAACGTTCTGACCCGCAACCAATAGAGTTGGTAATGAAATATTAGCTGAACCGGCAACATCTAACCTATAAGCAGGAGTTGTTGTTCCAATACCGACGTTAGCACCACCTGCGGTTTTAGTAATACGCATAGCCTCGTTAGAAGCAAGAGTACCACCAACAAAGAACTGTAGTGGCTTATAAACGGTTGTGTTAGCAGTACCAATAGCAAGGCCACCATCGTTTGTATAAAGATAACCATCAACGGCTCCGTTGATTGTCCAAGAAGCCTGTGAATATCCAGAACCATTGATACCAAGATCAATATAGTTATTATTATCAGTTCCGTTATCGGCAGTAGCAACAAGGTCAGATGAAGCACCGATGCCTGTATTAGCATTTCTAATATTCAACTGAATGGTGCTGTTTAGTGATCCTTCAAAGTCACCTAAACCGCCTGAAAGTACTATCTGTGCTACAGAATTACTGACAACTGTAAATGGTGCAGCAGGATTTATTGTTCCAATACCAAAATAACCAGCACCAACAACTGCTTTCATTGTAGCAAGAGGAACAGCCGCAACACCAGAGTTATAGAATGTAATGCTATCAGAACCACCAACTGAAATTCTTCCGTTACCATCAACATAGTCCATGACGATACCATCACTAAAGATACCATTGAATGTTCCTAGTGAATAAAAACCGTTACTGGTTGTCAATGAACCTGTTGATGATATGCTAGTAAGAAGAGTTGTTCCAACACCGCCTGTATAGAATGAGAATCCATCAAGAGTACCCATTGACAAACGACCAATGCCTGTAACATAATCCATAACTATACCATCAACATAAGGACCTGTATAGTTGTTTATGGCATATACACCATTTGTGGTGATGAAGTTTCCATTGAATACTGTGTTAGTGACATTTGCTAGACTACCACTCAAACGAGAATTAGCCGCATTGGCCATAGCACCTGCATAGTTGTTAGCACTAATACCTAAAACAGTATTTGCATAATATCCAACACCGTTTGCAACAATGCCAGCCGTATTTGCATATAGACCAGCAGTATTTGCCGACACAAATGCAGAATTGGTTAGTGTATAAACATTTACAAGGTTAGCATTTGTATTGCTAAGTCCTGCATTGATTGTGTTTACATTACCTGTTAGGGTAGAAGTTGTAGTAAAAAGTGCCAATATGGAGTTGACAACATTTGCGTTATCTCCATAAAGTTCTTCAAAATTGCTCTCTGTTTTGATAAAGGCAGTTCTAAGTGGGTCACCTGTCCCATCATTAGGTACTGTACCTACGAAAATCTTTTGTTCCGACATTTACTTACTCCGAATCGATTGTTATTGTTATATTGTCTACTGTAAACTCTGTTGAATCTGTTGTTATGCCAATATATTCTGCGTTGGAATATGGAGGCGTTTCTGTTAATGGCCATTCAATAATATCTACGGTATAACCATAATCGTCTGTCGGTTGAGCATCACCTGGGTGAGGTTTAATCTTTATTTCTGCCAACTTCAATGGTTTCGCATAGAATGATGCTAATGTGCAAACACCATTGGTAGAAACCGCATGAATGGTATTATTAACTTTAAATGAACCCTGTGTCGCACCTAATACCAACTGATTTATGTCGCTATTATAACTTACAACAATGCCTGTAGCTGATGCTGTGTGATAGCTATTACCTTGAAAAACAGTATCATTTATTTTAAATATTCCGTTTGCGTTTGAGGTATTTATCCTTGTGATATACCCAGATTGCAAACTTGCATCGTTCCAAATATTGGCATATACAGTGCGAATAATCTTTGGATAACTGATAGGCCCGTAGTAATACATCTTCATGGTAAAGTTAAGAGTCCAGTTGACGTATCTTACAGTATCAAAATCTCCTTCATACTGTATATCATTAGAAACGTTATTTAGTATAATAGGCACATCCTTTAAAGCACCAAGGTCTGGTATCATATTGGTAGATACTGTAAAGTCTGGATTAAAGAATGGTAAAATCTGTTCTATAATCTGAGTACCATCATCAATATTTCTAGCATATATGTTTAACTGAAAGTTGATATCGTATGGTACACCCATATATGATGCTGTAACATGAGTTGCTGTATTCGACTTAGCCGCTCTTAATAAAGAGTTTTGTTTTCTTGTAGCATCATAAGTAACACCAGTAATCTCAAAACTCATTCTAGGTAAAAGAACTTGGATCTGTCTTAGTAAATCTGGATCCGAAAAGAGACGAGTAACCATCTTCTCTTTAGGAGCATAAACTATAGGAACTAGAAAGCGTTGAGTTTCTTCACCGCTTTGGTCATTCTTTCTAACCAATGTAATATCATCAAACAAACGACCAAACAGGACAACTGCTTTACGGGTTAGTTGATGATAAAACGGACTGTTACCTAACATTATGGTGTTCCAAACGGATTAGTTTCGGATAGGTCTAGTATTATACCAGCATCCGTATTTACTGACTTATTGTCTGTTAAATCATAATAAGAATAATCGGTCATTTCATCTACATTTACTAAATGCCAGTTAGCGGTACTTGTTGCACCTAATAGGTTTGATGTATTACTAAACTCACCTATAATATTATAAACCAATATAGTATTGTTAGAAGCAAACCATTCTTTGACAATCGCTTGAGCTGTTACTGTTCCATTGATATTATCATTACTGGACTGGAATAATGTTTCACCCATCATAAAGTCGGCAGGAACCGTACCATGTGAAACTCTGATTTCCATAGTATAATTATTTTCTGAGGCTACCTGGTCAATCTCTTGAACACCTGTATTCATAGGTTCATTAGATGAACGGAAGGCCTCACATCTCATTTCATAAACAAATGGTAATCTTTTACCAATAGAGTGGAACTTTAGTTCCTGTTCAACAATCTTAATCTCATACATTTTGTGAAGGACAGGAACGTATATCAAATCACCTTCCCGTGGTCTCATTCTTGTTTCACCAGGTAGTGTATTGAGAAAAGACCTACGCGAAAGGACGAACGTATCTGTGTCTCTAATCTCTAATCCGAACTTGGAGAAGAAATCACCTTGCCCTTCATGTCCAGTGACATTGGAGAGGTAGGCTTCAATAAGGTATGCTGCATTAAAGGCACTCTTAGAATATTCACCAAAGACCATATCACCTTCATCAAAGGACTCTCTAGGTACGTAATAGATATTATGCCCCATCATTTGGATGGATTCAACAATAATATCTTCCATAAGAAGGTATTCGTTTGTTACTCTTTCTTGTGAAGGAAAATTCTGGAAATATTTATTTACAGCCATTATGGACGACCCCAATACCAGGTACCATCTGGTCTAACCATCTTTTTTCTTCCTATACACGACTTACTCAATTTTTTTCTATTATCTATATTGGCCATAGCATTTTTTTCTGCTAATGCTTTACCTTTCCGACTCTTACTAATATTTTTTTTATGTTCATTAGTTTTTTGAAAAGATTTTTGAAATTGTCTAATTTCCTCTTTTGCTTCATCAGAATGTGTATAAGTCCATCCGCTATGATAAACAAAACCTTCAGGTCTCTTAGAACATCTTTTCTTATAATCTTCTTTTTCTTCTTCTGAGAGATTATTCCACCATTCTTTCATACCGGCCTTGGTTGTCTCTGAATGTACCTCCGAGGTATGTATGATACCAGCAAGAGATTTCCAAGCAATATAATCTTGCCATTTTCCATGTTCTTCATAAAGTTTTCTGTGTGCTTCGGCGTGTTCATCTATGGTCAACTCAACTAAGTTGGTTGCTTCATCTGTTCCACCCATATGTTTAGGAAT